CCCGAGCAGCTGGATTGACACATGCTCGGTATTCACTTGGAAGACCAATTGATTATATGCCAGGTGTTATTGCAATGCCTTTGGAATTTAGAAGTGAAGTTTATCCAGGAGAAGTTGTTAAAATGGGTGAACCAGGGGTAACCATTGCACATCCTAGAAATGACGATGTGACAGAAGGCTCTCGCTACAATGCAGACGGTTCTCCAAAGAATGTAGGATTAAAGGCCGCACAAAAGTTTGGCAAAGAACAAGACAAGAAAACAGCACTGCATCATTTTGCTAAAGGTGCGGCTAAAGATGATTTGAGTAAATTCAAAAAAGATAAAGAGCCGGGTGTGACAGAAGGCAGTATGTCTGCTGCTGCACATCATTCATCTGGCGCTAAATTTGGCGGATACTATAAAGGCACACAAAAGGGTGCTCCACGTCCAGGACAAGGCGTTGGCTCTATGGAAGAGTCTATCAGTTTAAATACCACAGTAAAAGCTATTGCCAATGATATAGGCGAACCAATCACTAGTCTGTATGCTACATTAAAGAAAATGGCTAAACAATACTATGCCAACCACGGTGATCTAAAAGGGTTTGGTTTAGCAGCAGCTGGTGTCGGCAGTCGTTGGTACCAAACTTATTATGTTAATAAAATGCAAACAGACTTGTATGACTTGACTAGACAAAGCCCAACACATGCTGCTGAATTGAAGAATTTTCTTCGTGGTAAAATGGTAAAAGATAGTATAGTTATACCCAAGAGCTTTGGAGAAATCAATAAAGAGCTTCCTGAAATTCTTGCTAGAATGGGTACTAAAATGGGTGCCGAGTCGCTGGCTAGAAATGCTAAATCTTGGGTTCATAATAAACACGACTACGAGGATTTCGTTGACAAGTTGCTTATGGGCAAAGATGACGATGATGAGCAACACTCCGATGCAGCAAGTAATGTCGGGGACAAAATTGCCTTACTAGGAAAGCAACGAAATCACGCAGAAGAAATTGTTAATGACGTATTACGTAAACTTCCTTCAAATATATCAGGTGAAATACGCAATGCTATTGCACGTAAGCCAAATAAACTTTTAGCATTGCAACAGGAATTGAATAATCGTAATATCAAAGCTCCTATGGAAGAAGGCATTGCCGGTAACATGACAGTACGTTCTGATCCCTTAACTAAATTAAAGCAACCTAAGGATTTAAAAATGAAACAGGCTGATCCTTTCAAAGGTATGCCTAATCGTAATGCACTGGTAAGCGCACAAGCAAAAAACAATCCTGTTGCCAAATTTGCGCAGTCAGTGGCCAAAGGTTCAGGTTCACATAAAAATACATCACTCAATGTTAAGAAAGGTAAATTGCGTGATATTAAGCACAAGGGAAAAATTGACTTCACTGAGTCTACAAATTTTTTAACATGGGCAATGTCTTCAGGTTATAATGTTACTGCTAATCCTGCTGTTTATGAAACTGCTAAACATGAATATAATTTATTATTAGCAGAATCAAAAAAAAAAATTAAAGAAGACGCAGGACCAATAGCACCACATGAAACTTATTATGGTGATATAGATGAATCTGGAAAATATACGCACCAAGCTGTTATAGTTGACAAAGATGGTAATTTGGTTAATCAAACTTCATTTCAAGCTAAAAATGATAAACAAGCTAAGAAATTGGCCAAGAATAGAATTAAATTCTTAAAACCTGGATTTGGAAAAAATTTAAAATTACAAAGTGTTAACCACATAGAGGAAGATGAAGACCGTTTACATCCTGGAGAATATTATTTGTGGCGAGTTTATTTTGACGATGGGTCAAACAAACTAATCAAAGTTAAAAGAAATGATTTTGATCCTGCGGCATATTACGCTAAAAAGAATAAAGTGGTAATAAATGTAGATTATAATTGGGAACCACATAATGGATAATTATCCAGTATATCCCGAACAAGAAGAAGGTGATGACAGTGATTACAAACGTAATCCCTATGCGCCAACATAATCATGCTTATAAATGAAATCTTAAAAGAAGCTCAGCTAATAGTGGATGTACCAAATGAACATTGGTTACAGGACAAAATTGACTATTCCAAAAGCAAAAGGAAAAATTCGTATGGTGTGCCGTATATGGACGCTACAACAGCATATATGAAATCAAACGATTTTGTCGAAGTACCATTACATATATTAAGACATATTCCAGGCGCTAGGGGTGAACAAAGTGCAGTTCGTCAAGATGATCTCGACAGTATTATGAAGATTATGAATAGCACTGGTAAACTTCCATTGTTATCCTCTGGAGAAGAATATTATCCATTGATATGTGTAGCATGGGATGGTTCTGCTTGGGTATATGAAGGTAATCATAGAATAATGGCAGCAGATAAATTAGGATGGAAATCATTGAAAGTACAAGTTAAATATTTTGACGGAGGCGAGCGACAAAAAGAAGGCCTTATGTATCCGTCTAAAATTGGATTAGCATAGAAAGGACATAAGAACCCTGCCTTAGGGACGTTTGATGCTACGGTAAAGGTGTCCGCGCAATTGAACTGCTCCGCGTAGTGAGCCGGGAGATAAAGTAACTCCCTATTAACTCTCATGGTTAGCCAAAAAATTACAAATCAGTTGACACTGCGACTCGCAGATGCTATCATTAAATATGACATTAAAATCTACTAAAAGAATTGGCATGTTAGTTGCCCGAAACAACTTTGTTTATCGAGGAGTTGGTGCTTACGCCAAAAGCATTATCGATTGGGCGTTGGGCGAGGGATATTGTATTGATATTATTTCAGATGCTCCTGTACGCAGCAATGGGTTATTTGAACGTTACGAAGGCAAGGTACAATGGATAACTCCAAAAGATTATATTGAAGATAAAATTTATAAGGAATTATCTTCTTTTTCAAAACCATTTGATATCGTATTAAGTTTAAATTTTCGTAATGCATTAGTTGAAGCATTGCGTAAACATACCTACGATTTAATTATCACTAATGTAGGTGAAGCATTAGATGCTGTTACCAGTATTGGTGTACACAAATATTGTAAAGTATTACATCCTACACATCATGAATCCGAAGCAGGAGTTAAAGTATTACACGACATTTATTCACCAGGTGTAGCTGATATTAATAGATCCTTATGTAATTTACCTGATGTATATCTTGCTTGTCAAAGTACGTGGGTATTGGATAATGCCAAAATTCAATATAATCGCAAGGATGAGTCAGAGATGTTGATTATATCTCCTTTAATTCCCGAACCAGAATTACTTAACTTCGACACATTACCTAGTGAACGCTGGGGTGTTGGATTTATAGGACCCTGGGAGCCACGTAAGAATCCTGAAGCATACATCAATGCACTTAAAAAATCAGGATTACCCGGAGTGGTATTAGTACCATCTAGTACATCTGCTAAGAAATTTAAGGAACGTTTTGAAAATGAAGGTATCGAATACAAAATATATGTAGGTGTTACTGCAGAAGAAAAAACAAAAATCATACAAAGTTTAGCTGCCGCATATCACCCGGCTGTTAGTGAAACATTTGGGTTAGGTGCGTTAGAAACTGCACATAGTTGCCCAACTATACTTTTAAAGAAAAATGACTGGAGTATAGCACATAGTGATTATGCTATTATTATTGATGAAAGCGATGTAGCTGACACTCTTAAAGAAGTATATGGACAAGGTGTTTCACATGAACTGCAACAATACTTGACTCATAGAGATATTGCAATACGTAAAAAATTAAATGTATTAACTGAAAGAGAAAAAATCAATAAGATTCCAAAAAATAATTTTTATAGTTTATTGGATAAGGAAGGATTGATTAAACATGAAGATTTTACTTCTGCACAAGCAACCTTTTGTACAGATGAAATTTATAAAGTCCTTAAAATTCCCACAATAGAAACTGTAGAAATATTACATAGCTATAATCAAACATACTACAGAACTAAAGGTAGCAATATGTTACCTAATGAAACCGATAATCCCGGTAGTTTGTTTGACTTTGATTAACATAGCCAAACTTATTATCTAGTATCAAAATTTAATTTATAATAGTAACTTACAAAGGAGAATTATATGTCAGACAGAATGTTTTCAGGCGAACAAACTAAAAAACTCGAATCAATGATTAACGAAGGTATGCAGGTTATGATGGAAATCGAAACCCTTACAGGCGGATTAAATGACACAGTAAAAGCAATCGCTGAAGAATTAGAAATTAAACCAGGTATCCTTAAAAAAGCAATCCGTTTAGCACATAAAGCTGAATTTGGGCGTGAACAACAAGATCACGAACTGTTGGAAACTATTTTGACACAGGTCGGTAAAACACTCTAAATTTTAGAATGTGGCAGTAAGAGTCGTTCACTCACGAACATGAAGAATGGTATAGTGAGCCATAAATCACGCTGGAGAAGTATATGAATGAAGAATTCGTACAATGCGACGATTGTTTTAACCCTGATGCTTGTATTACACTATGTAGCATCAAAGAATATTTTAAAGAAAATACTAACATAGCAGAACAACGTGACGAAACCCCAGAGCAACTTTGGGGGAATACAGAATGAGTTACGTTGATGCACTATATTCACGGGACGCAGATCGTATTCATGTAGTAGAACGTGTCGATGGCAAGAGAGTTTATAAAGAATATCCTGCCAATTACATTTATTATTATGATGATCCCAGAGGTAAGTTTCAGTCAATATATGGAACTCCTGTATCTAGATTCTCAACACGCAATGTAAAAGAATTCAGAAAAGAAATTGCAATGCAACAAGGCAGACAACTATACGAATCTGACATCAATCCTATATTTCGTTGTTTAGAGGAAAACTATAAAAATAAAGATGCTCCGACATTACATGCAGCATTTTTCGATATTGAAGTTGACTTCCATAAAGAAAAAGGATTCTCACCAACTTCGGATCCATTTAACGCAATTACAGCCATATCAGTTTATCTACAATGGATTGACCAACTAGTTACATTGGTAATTCCGCCTACGCACATGAGTATGGAAACAGCACAAGAAATTGCGACTGATTTTGAAAATACCATTATATTCAGTGACGAAGCAGAAATGCTTAAAACATTTTTAGATTTGATCGAAGATGCAGATGTACTATCAGGGTGGAATTCAGAGGGGTATGATATTCCATACACCGTCAATCGTATTACTCGTGTGTTAAGCAAAGACGATACTAGACGTCTTTGCTTATGGGGCCAGTATCCTAAGTCGCGTGACTTTGAAAGATTTGGTGCTACAAATTCAACATATGATTTAGTTGGACGAGTGCATATGGACTATATGCAGTTATATCGACAATATACCTATGAAGAGCGGCATAGTTACAGCTTAGATGCCATTGCTGAATACGAATTAGGCGAGCATAAAACTCAATATGAAGGTACGTTGGATCAATTATATAATCAAAACTTTAAAAAGTTCATTGAATATAATAGACAAGATACAATGATTCTTAATAAACTTGATACTAAATTGAAGTTTTTAGATTTGGCTAATGAATTAGCACATGCAAATACTGTGCCATTACAAAAAACTATGAGCGCAGTTGCAGTGACAGAGCAGGCTATTATTAATGAAGCGCATGATCGTGGATTGGTAGTTCCTAATCGCAAACTACGCTCATCTGACGATGATACAGCAGCCGCAGGTGCATACGTTGCATATCCTAAAAAAGGAATGCACGAATGGATAGGTGCTGTAGATATTAACAGTCTATATCCTTCAGCTATTCGTGCATTAAACATGGGAATGGAAACAGTCGTAGGTCAATTGCGGCCGATTATGACTGATAGATATATTGATGAACAAATGGCCAAAGGAAAAAGCGCAGCAGCAGCCTGGGAAGGTTTATTTGCTTCATTAGAATATACTGCGGTTATGGAGCAACAACGTGGTACTGAGATTACGATCGATTGGCAAGGAGGAGACAAATCAATACATTCTGCCGCAGAGATATGGAGCATGATTTTTGACAATAATCAACCATGGATGTTAACTGCCAATGGTACTATAGTTACATATGAACGTAAGGGAGTGGTACCAGGACTGTTAGAGCGTTGGTATGCAGAACGTAAGGAATTACAAGCTAAAAAGAAAGAAGCTACTGATCCTAAAGATATTGCGTTTTGGGATAAGCGTCAGTTAGTTAAGAAAATTAACTTGAACAGTTTATATGGTGCTATTTTAAATCCTCACTGTAGATTCTTTGACAAGCGTATTGGGCAGTCAACTACACTAACTGGACGCAGTATTGCCATTCATATGGCCAGCTATATCAATGAATGTATAACCGGTGTTAAAGATCCTATAGGCGATGCTATTGTATACGGTGACACAGACTCTTGTTACTTTACAGCGTGGACTGCTATTAAAGATGAAGTTGCTAAAGGTACAATGACTTGGAATAAAGAAATGTGCATACAACTTTATGACAATGTCGCTGATCAAGTTAACGCATCGTTCCCTGCATTTATGGAACAGGCCTTTCATTGCCCACGTGAAGCTGGCGAGCTAATCAAAGCAGGTCGAGAATTAATTGCCACAAATGGTTTGTTTATTACTAAAAAACGTTATGCTGTATTAATTTTCGACTTAGAAGGAAAACGATTAGATATTGACGGCAAGCCAGGTAAAATTAAAGCTATGGGGTTAGATTTAAAGCGTAGCGACACTCCCAAAGTGATGCAAGAGTTTTTATATGAAATTCTCGAAAAAGTACTCACAGGAACGGAACGAGAAGAAATTATTGAACGTATACGTGAATTTAAGTATGAGTTTAAGGAACGTCCAGCTTGGGAAAAGGGTACTCCTAAAAGAGTTAATAACTTGACATCATACACTAAGAAAGAACTAGCTGAAGGCAAAGCTAATTTACCCGGACATGTTCGTGCCGCATTAAACTGGAATAACTTACGCAGAATGAATAGCGATAACTATTCCATGGCAATAGTAGATGGTATGAAAACTATTGTATGCAAGTTAAAAACTAATCCTTTAGGATGGAGTAGCATTGGTTATCCAACTGATGAACAACGTCTTCCCGCTTGGTTTAAGGAATTACCATTTGACGATAGCTTGATGGAAGCTACCATCGTTGATCAAAAAATTGACAATTTATTGAGTGTATTGAATTGGGATTTAGCAAGTGCTACCAATACAGAAAATACTTTTCAATCATTATTCGAATTTTAACATTATTTTGCCACAAATAGTTTCAAAACATTTGTAAAGGCCTAAATAGTTTTGCTATACTGTTTATATTATAAGGAAATAAAATGAGGGATTATCTTTTAGACTTAGTAAGTCACACAAACGAATTAGAATGTATTACACAAGTTCGTATGGTCGGAACTGCCACTGAAACAAATTTCAATGCGTTAGCTGACGATCGTTCAGTTATTTTAGAAGGTGGATTAATTAATCCAGTGTCAGATTTTATTGGCACATTTGGTATGCCAGACTTGACAAAACTTAAAATCTTGTTAAACATTCAAGAATATAAAGAAGACGCCAAGTTATCTATTACACGCAGAGATCCTACATCTCCTGAACAATTAATTTTTGAAAATAAATCAGGTGACTTTAAAAATAGTTATAGATTTATGGCAGAAGGTACTGTCAATGAAAAAATTAAACCTCCTAAGTTCAAAGGTGTTAAATGGAATATTGAGTTTGAACCTAGCACAGCCGCTATCATGCGTTTGAAAATGCAAGCAAGCGCCAATGCTGAAGAACCTAATTTTCAAGCTAAGACTGAAGATGGACATTTGAAATTTTTCTTCGGTGATCACAGCACACATGCTGGCAACTTTGTATTCCAACATGATGTAGGCGGAGAACTTAAACGTGCATGGGCATGGCCAGTTAAATCTGTTATTAGTATTTTAGATTTGGCCGGCGACAAAATTATGCGTATCAGTGATGAAGGTGCGGCACAAATTATTGTTAACTCTGGTTTAGCTGTTTATACATACACACTTCCTGCACAGACAAAGTAATCAATGATTCAAGATAATCTCACCGCTAAACAATCTGACTATGCCTTATTCTTGCCAGCATTGTCAGGTTTTTATTCTGGATATATAGGTAGGCAACGCGGCGGGGCCAATATAATTGACTCGGCACGCATGCCAGCTGGAATACAAGATATGGAAATGCTTAATTGGCTTAATGCACAAAAAGGATTATTTCCATATAAATGGAGTCTGTACTCTGCAGGTCATGCAAATTTAGATTTAAATAAGCAAGACTGGGGAGAAGATATGGTTCGTAATCGAGATCGCGCTAATACATTTTTATTAGGCGACTCTGGTGGATTCCAAATTGGTAAAGGTAAGTGGGAAGGAGATTGGAAAAATCCTAATTGTCCCAAAGCACAAAAGAAACGTGAAGCTGTTCTTAAGTGGATGGATGGGATTATGGATTATGGAATGTGTTTAGATATTCCAGCTTGGGTCTCACGTAGTCCTGCAGGACAGAAAGCTACTGGTATAACTAACTACGATGAAGCTGTACAAGGAACTTATATTAATAATGAATATTTTATTAATAATCGTACAGGTGCATGTAAATTTTTAAATGTATTACAGGGCGAAACACATGCCGATGCAGATGATTGGTATGATCGTATGAAAAAATATTGCGATCCAAAGCAATATCCCGGACGTCATTTTAATGGCTGGGCAATGGGCGGTCAGAATATGTGTGACGTACATTTAGTACTTCGTAGATTGGTGGCATTACGTTTCGATGGATTGTTGGAAGAAGGTCAGCAAGATTGGATGCACTTCTTAGGTACAAGTAAATTAGAATGGGCATTGTTATTAACTGACATTCAACGGGCTGTACGTAAATATCATAATCCTAATTTTACAATTTCATTTGATTGTGCAAGCCCATTCCTGGCTACAGCTAATGGACAAGTATATCATCATATTGATATCGAAGATCGTAAAAAATGGTGCTATCGTATGAGTTTTATTGCTGATAATAAAAAGTATGCTTCAGACACACGTAGTTATCGCGATGCAGTTTTACAAGACAAATTAATTGATCATTTTGATGAAAGTCCTATTAGTAAAAATTTATTAATCAAAGATATTTGCCATTATGCGCCAGGTATGTTAAACAAAATTGGACGAGAAGGCAAAACAAGTTGGGATTCATTTAGCTATGCATTATTAATGGGTCATAACGTGTGGACACATATTTCTAGTGTGCAAGAAGCCAACAGACAATATGATGCTGGACTATGTCCTACTATGTTAGTAGATGAACGTTTTAACACTGTATATTTTAAACATGTCGTAGAAGCTATATTTGCCACTAGTGTTAGATCCGAAGCTGAAGCGATTATTGCAGACTATGATAAATTTTGGCAAAGTATTATTGGCACTCGCGGAGCGATTGGCAAGAAAACAGTTAATGCAAAAGCCATGTACAATACATTGTTTGATGAATCAGACGAAGATGTTGTTGACGTTGATGTCGAGACTGAGTTAGATGAATCTAAACTTGAGGAATTGGAAAACAATACATGACAAGTCTTGTTGTAGGCATGGGAATCGGGCAGTTATACAAATCAGTACTAACTGAATTAGGGCATGATGTAGTTACATTAGATACTGACATTAGTAAAGGTGCTGACTATACTGATATTAAAAAAGCATTAGACGACTATAAACATTTTACCACTGTAAACATCTGCACTCCTAATTTTACTCATTTATCGATAGCCAGAACAGTGGCTAAACATGCAGATATAGTGTTTATTGAAAAACCTGGGTTGGAAACATCCAAGCAATGGCAGCATTTGTGCGAGAAGTTTCCCGAAACTCGGTTTATGATGGTTAAGAATAATCAATATCGTGATAACATTGATATATTAACACAGCTAGCCAGTCGAGCATCAATAATCAATTTATCCTGGGTAAATAACGATCGCGTGCCTTATCCTGGAACTTGGTTCACTACCAATGACTTGGCATACGGCGGAGTTAGTAGAGATTTACTGCCACATTTATTAAGTATGTTTCAAACACTGTCGGGATTTAGTCATGCAGAAGCTAAAGTAATACATAAACAATGTACTCAACTATGGGAATTGAAAGACCTCACTTCAACTGATTATGGGTTGGTAAAGGTCAACGGCATATATAATGTTGATGATAGTGTAGAAATAAATTTTAAAGATTCAAAAGGACGTACTTGGTTTCTCGAAGCCAACTGGCGTTGTTTATGCGAAGATGATCGTAGTATTTTAATGATATTTCCTGACGGTACCCGCTATCGGTATGAGTTAGGATTATGCCCTGAAGATGCATATAAACGCATGATTAAAACAGCGATTGAAATGAGTGACGTTGATGCGTATTGGCATCATCAATATCAATTAGACATGTGGATACATGAGATAATTGAAGATATGGAAATAGATAAAATATGAGAACAAGAATTTTATATACAGATGGTAAAGGTTCATTTGTTGAAACAGGATGGAATAAACCTGATCCTACCGCAGATGAAATTGAAGTCAAAGCTGTTATGACCGGCGTATGCCGTAGTGACATCGATATGATGACCGGGAAGTTTGGTCCATTGCCTATTGAAATGAGTGGGCACGAAGGTATAGGACAAGTAACAAAAGTAGGTGCTAACGTATTGGGTGTAGCCCCTGGAGATTATGTGGCTACTCGAGGTGAACCTGCATATTCAGATTATTATAATGTTCGAAAAAATGAATATGTCAAAGTACCAGAAGCTCACCCTCGTTATATTATGGAACCAGTTGCATGTGGATATAATATTATAATGCAAGAATATGATGCAATTAAGAAGCAGTCAGGGGAAGGCAAGCGTTTATTAATATTAGGCAGTGGGTTTTTAGCATGGGTTGCATATAATGCACTGTTAATAGAAAAATTAAAATTTAATATCGATGTAGTTGGTAGTAATAACCAAGCAGTATGGGGAGATTGCTTAAAAAATAAACCTTCTGGACAGTACGATGTTGTAATAAATTTAAATAGCATGACGGATGTATTTGACGGCGATGTGCTGCAAGATAATGCATTGGTAATTATGGGGTCACAAACAAAAGTTACCACTGACTTTAGCCAGTTACTTTGGAAAGCCTGTACTATGATATTCCCCAGTCCACGCAATCCAAACTTTCATTTGGTTATGGCACGTGCAGAGTTTTGGCTCAGCAAAGGCGCCATAAACGTTGATCACTTCTGGACTAAAGCATATAATAGAGATACTGAATGGCAACAAGCGTTTGCGGACGGCGTTAATCGTCCGAGTGGTTACAGCAGAGGTTATATTAAATGGGACTAAACACTGAAGAAAGACAAAAAGTCGTTTACTTTACAGGATATGAAGTTGAACATACCATTTGTTATGGTATGAAAACTTTGTTTGTTGTAGGTACTCCCCCACTAGCAGATATTCTACATCATGCCACACTCAATGATGATAAAATAACACATATTTACTTTGGCACAAGTCAAAGTTTTAATCCCACAGGTAATACTCATGCTGAATATCATAAGTGGGATCAAATTATTAACGGGTGTTTAGCAAACAACTACTGGGTTACACTAGACTTTGATATCAAACACATCGAAGGTGTACTACAATCAGGATGGTGTGTAAGTAAGAGATTCGTGCCTATGATTAGTTGTAAACTGCCATACATTAAACAACTGAATTATAATGCCACACTTAAACTAGATGATATCACTTGGGGGAAAACTAATCCCGGAGTATGGACACATCAGTTACATGACTTAATGAGTAAAGACAAATATACTCATTGGGATCAATATACACAAGACAAGGCAATAACATAATGGATCAACAACTACAACAAGCATTGGCAGAAAAAGCATTAAGAATAATGCATGAAGCAAACAGACAAATTTGGGTTACCTTTCGTAAAGAAGGCATACACAAATATCCCGCAGCCTTGACAGACCCTGCATTAGTTACTGGGGATGAATATGATGTATCATTTCTTGGCTACCCTCATCGACATATTTTTCATTTTCGTATCGCTATCGATGTGTTCCACAACGACCGAGACATCGAGTTTATCCAATTCAAACGTTGGCTCGAGGGATTGTATAGCGGAGAATCCACTGTTTTATCATTAGACTACAAGTCATGTGAGATGATCGCAGATGACTTGTATATCCAAATTGCTGCGCGATATCCCAATCGTGCTGTAACAATTGAAGTAGCCGAAGACGGCGAGAACGGCTGCTCAATTACATATAACCTTTCTCGCCCTTCACAAACAATAGTAATTTAAAGGAAATAAAAATGGCAAAGTTGTCTTTCAAACATAACGAGCGTGCAACACAAACTCTTGATGATCTTGAAAAGTTCTTAGAGTTTTGTAAAGAATATGGGTATCGTTATAATGAAAACGATCTTTACAATTTCAAAGCGTATGCGTGGCAACAATATAACAAATTTGTTCAAGGCAAAAATGCTAAGAACATGTGGACTGAAGATGCTCGCAGGTTTGGTAAAGTAAATTGACTGTATTTTTAGTCGACTTGGAAGCGGTATCAACCCGATATACAGTACAGTGGAAGACTCATCTTCCACTGTTACTTGAACAGGAGGGACATAATGTCCATGTTATTAACGGACCTACTGATATCCCTAATGCTACAACTCCTGGTGCTTTTCTTAATTTTGGGGGCACCAATATCTACAAAGCTGCACAAGTTGAAGCTATGGGTAGACTCTTCACCAAGGGTGAAGTCAAGCCTGGTGATCATTTTATCTTTACAGACGCTTGGCATCCTGGTATTATTAACCTTAGATACATGAGTGAACTACTGAATATTCCAGTAGTTACACATGGCCTGTGGCATGCCGGCAGCTATGATCCACAAGATTTTTTAGGACGTCTTGTTGGAAACAAACCCTGGGTACGTTATGCAGAAAAATCATTCTTTGCAGCATTTGACCATAACTATTTTGCTACCACTTTTCATATTAACATGTTCCATCGCAATTTGTTAAATGATGGAATGATTGAAAATCCTTGGGAAGAGGAGGACAAAACAGCTATGTTAAAATCTGGCAAATATGTACGTTCAGGATGGCCTATGGAGTATATGCAAGATACATTGTTACCATATAAAAATATGACCAAACGTGATCTCATACTGTTTCCACATCGTATAGCGCCCGAGAAGCAAGTTGAGATTTTTCGAGACTTAGCTACACACTTACCACAGTATGAGTTTGTAGTGTGTCAGGATCAGGAATTAACTAAACACGAGTATCATACTCTGTTAGGCGAAGCAAAGATGGTGTTCAGTGCCAACCTACAGGAAACATTGGGAATTAGCTGTTATGAAGGTGCAATAGTCAATGCTATTCCAATGGTACCCGATAGGCTCAGTTATAGTGAAATGTATTCTGATGATTTTAAATATGATTCTCAATTTACCGAAACCTATACAATGTATGAACGCAATCGACCTTATTTGGCAAAAAAAATTATGTGGTACATGAGTAACTATGATTCACTGTTACCCTTGTTACAACAGCAAACAATTGAATTAACTGAAAAATTCTTTTCTGCGACTAATTTATTGACTAACCTAAAATAACCATAATTCTTGATCGGCGCCTAAATAGCTTATATAATATTAAAATAAGGAAACTATATGACATTTTTAAATGAATTATTTGATAGGTTATCTTCCACTAGTGAAGAATATGATCAATTATACGAGTCTGACAATTTATATATTGTATGGGCTAAGAAACGAGATGACGAAAAGTTAGATGACTTTGTCAATGATATAGACCCTGGATATTATTTTTGGAGTGCAAAACTTGTTGGCGAAGCTAAAAGCAAATCTAAAATTAAAACTGATTCAGTGGATGGTCCGTTACAGGGTCATATTTTTAGTGTCAACAAAAATCAAACAGATATGTTTGAAAAGATAGCACTTATGCCTTCTATGAAGCATAATTATAGATTTGACAAATTTGATATTAATAATCTCAAAGAAAAAGAAAAAGAAGAGCTAGTAGAAACACTTAAACAGGATGATGAATAATGCATGATGATTTTTATATTAGAAAAGATTATGACGAAGAAGGCAATTCAATTAATTATTCATCAGTATCGGAATCTATTCGTGCTGCATTAAAACGTGATAACAAACGTTTTTGGGCAGGAGATAATATTAGCGACTATTTGCGTAGGGGTGACAAAGAACATTTGATTAATGAAGCATCAGCAGCATTTGAACAAGTACTTGACGCTTTGTTGATAGATCGTGAAACTGATCCAAATAGTAAAGAAACAGCAAAACGTCTTGCCAAAATGTATTACAACGAAATTATGGCAGGGCGTTATGATCCTGCTCCAGATTGTACAGCATTTCCTAATGATTCGGAGGATAGATATGAAGGTATGTTGGTTGTGCGTAGTGAGTTACGTAGTATGTGCAGTCATCACCACCAGCCCGTCAACGGGGTTGCTTACATTGGAATCATTGCCGCAACTAAACTTATTGGATTGTCTAAATACACTAGGATTGCTCAGTGGTGTGCTCGCCGTGGTACTTTGCAGGAAGAACTCTGCAACGATATTGCAAAAGAAATAATGAACGCAACTGGCAGTAAGGATGTAGGCGTTTACATAAGAATGACGCACGGTTGCTGTGAGAACAGGGGCATAATGGCACACGATAGTTCAACAACTACTACCGTGCTAAGAGGAGCCTTTAATCAAGATCCTGGCACTAAGAAAGAATTTTTTGATACGCTAAGTCTTCAGGAATCCAACAAGCGGTAATCATATCTTTTTTTAAGTAGATACGGTGTAGTGTTAAAATGTCGTGATGCAGCACCTATAGTAGGAAAGGTTATTCCCTCAACTACTATAGGTCGAACATTAGGATTGTTATTATTAAAACTCATACGCTCTCGTTGTTCTGGTCTCTTCATCGGATTATCATTAATCATACGCTGGCGAACTTGCTCAATAATCTCTGGAGTAGAAAATATGTTATCTTTACCAGTTTTATACGATCCTTTTCTTTTACGTGTGTTAACCATTTCTGTATAAGACTCGGGACGATATTCTCGAAAGTTTGGTACCCACGATATATCGTATTGTTTATTGAATAGTTTGTAGGCATACATCATTCTGTATTTAGAATCTCGTTCTGTCATATTGATTAATAGTCGATGGCAGACACGATGTTCTTTATAACTTAAAACAACAAGATTGTGCGGATCGTCAGTACCGCCAAAGCATCGTGGAATAATATGATGGGTTTGGTATCCGTCAAATTTTTGTTTAGTATGATTACGCTTTTTAGAACGATCAATAATCTGGTAATAAAGTTTGGTATATTTGTTATCTAAAAACATTGTATTTTACCTTAGTATGTATTATAATATTTATTAAACTGGGTGCTGTGATAAAACCCAATATAAAGGATTTAACAAAGATGAACTGGTTAAAGAAACGAATTATTAAGTGGGTCAAAGATGATTGATTATATTAAGGTAGGAGGTCCATGGGTAGAAATTTCAACTACTAGCGGTACCGTACCATACGTTCCAACCAGCACTAACCCCATGCAGGGTGCGATCAGAGTTGTAAATGGACAACAAGAAGTTTGGAATGGCACCACTTGGATGGTCATGTATGGTGGAAGTGTAACAATTGCGTTAACTAAACGTGCAGAAGCAATAATGGATTGGGCCGAAACAAAAATGTTAAAAGAGCAAAAGCTAATAGAACTGGCTAAAACTAATCCTACTGTAGCAGATGCGGTGAATACTGTTAAACATGCAGAAGAACAACTTGATATAATATTAGAATTAATAAAGGAAACAGAATGACACCAAAAGTAGAAAATTTTGCCAAATGCGGATGCGGACATACGCAGGACCCAGATGGGTTATGTGATGGTAGTCATGCGTTTATAGAAGAACATGATGACAGTGATGCTGAAAGTGTGTTTGATGACGATTGGCATGAGGAAGAAAAACCATTGGAAGTCGTATTTGTACCAGGATGTTTTGATGACTTTGATGGCACACAAGAAGAACTGGATGCATTGATAAAGGAAATTCAAAATATAGTAGCTTCTGGTAAATTAGATACAGTTGCCGAAGAAATAGACTTCGATACATTGTTAGAAGAAGAACCAGAACTTGCAGCAAAACTATTGGAAGAATCTAACAAAAGGAACCTACAATGAAATGGATTAAGAGAAAATTAGTAAACTGGTTAATGTCTGTTGATAATGAACCCTTCCCATATCGGGGCGAAGGAAGGGCTATAGCTGCTACTGCAAAAGATCTTGATAATAACAGAATCGATATGGACCGTGCTATTAAGTTTTCAGTATTGCCAGCAGCCGGAGGTTGTGTTGTAGAAGTCAGAATCTGGGATCAAAAAAATCATGAATGGTGTACTAAAGCGCATATTATTCCAGAGGGTGATGATGTTGCGCATAGTGTAGGACAGATAGTGGCCATGGAATTTCTGCGTCGATGAGTACATGGCTTGGCCCCAACCCAACTATAACCCTAACTTCCGGCGGCAGTGGATATTGCAATGCTACTGTAATCGGTACACCTGGTATCAGTGTAGGTGCCGCATTTGGTGAAATAAAATACAACGAACAATTCAAATGCTTTGAACTATATGATGGGTCTAGATGGCATCCAATATCTGCCTTACCTACTACTGTTAAGAATTATATTGAACAAATTAAAATTGCCGTTATTGATCATATCAATAAAGAACATACGGATAATATAACCATAACTGATGCACTGGATACCTGGAGTAAGGCCTGTGACCAATTACAAGTTATTATTGCTCTAGCAGGCAAAAATAAATAATGCACCAAGCGGTCTTTTGGCATCATTCCCGCTATAGAAATTCTGCTGCCTATGCTATAATCAACATAGGAGAAACTAATGGCAAAATTTTATTCAACAAAAACTTATGGCACAGACAGGGGACTCAGTTGCTGTTTCAGACAATGGCGTGCCACACATAGCCACTGCTCAACACTGCATGGTTATTCAATCGGCATCAAACTCATTTTCGAATGTGATACATTAGATGACAAAAACTGGTGTATGGACTTTGGTGGACTTAAAGAATTCAAAGCGTGGGCAGACTACATGTTCGATCATACTTTGGTTATTGCCGAAGATGATCCTCATTTAGATACATTCCAAAAGTTAAATTCAATTAAAGGCGGATTTAACGATAGCGGAGTATGTGATTTACGTATTGTACCTGCTGTAGGCTGTGAAATGTTTGCCAAAATGGCTTACGACAAAATGGCTGAACTACTAGCATCAGGCAATATGCGTTATCCAATCAATCCAACAGTTAGAATTAAGTCTGTTGAAGTGTTTGAACATGGTGCCAACTCAGCCACATATGAAGGGTAATATACAGTGCAATATTACCCAGCACTTTTGTTTATATTGCTTTTGTTGATACCACTGTTGTTCATTGGAGCATTATTTTGTGCCAGTGTATACGACTGGCTGCACTACAGGAAGTATAAAATTTGGACCCTACTAGGGCAGGATTACGCCAGACGCCACCAACCTCGGCGGCCACTGGCAAAATAATAAAGAAATTATCAAAGGAAATAGAGAATGAATGACCAAATAATGGAAGCCTTGTGCATATTACAGGAAGAATGTGCCGAAGTTATTCAAGAGATCAGCAAATGTCGTAGGTTTGGGTTAGATAGCAAAAATACTAATAATGGCATAGTTCATAAAGATCTACTGTCTCAAGAGATTGGCGATGTCATGTGTTTACTGGATATATTAGTTGAACAAGGTGTTGTCAGTAGATCTGACGTATTCTTAGCTAGAGATCGCAAAAGAGAAAAACTCAAACAGTGGTCTAATATTTTTAAAGATTGAAGAAATTTTTAGGATGTGTCCTTTATATAGTAAATAGTTTTAACTGTACAAAGGACAAACATGGCTAGTACCACTAATGATTACAAAATAGCAGTATTATTACCCACTCGTGGCAGAACCACGGCATTAAAACTCAGTATTATCAGTATTTTTAATCGTGCAGCAGATATAGATTCTATACAGATAATCTTAGGATTCGACAACGATGACGAAGTCGGATTGAAATATTTTTCCACAGATATACAACCCTGGTTAGAACAAAAAAGTATAAACTATACAGTAATGACATTCGAACCCATGGGATACGACGGGTTGAACCGATATTACAATGGGTTAGCTGAGCAGGCGTCAGCAAATTGGTTGTTTATCTGGAATGATGATGCATTAATGGAAACTACTGGATGGGACAAAGTAGTTAATTCATATACCGGAAATTTTAAATTACTTAAAATGCATGTTCATAATGAACATCCATATTCCATTTTTCCCATTTATCCAAAAGAATGGTATGATTTGTTTGGATTCGTAGCACGTCATCAAATGATTGATGCTGAACTTAGTCAAATTGGATATATGTTGGATATTGTAGAAATTGTTAATATCTATGCTACTCATGATAGACATGATTTAACTGGCAATAACGGCGATCTTACTTACAAGAATCGTACAGCATTAGAAGGAAATCCCAGTAACCCACTTGATTTTCATCATCGTTCATATATCAATGGCAGAACATTGGATGCCGAAGCTATTTCCAATTACATGTCTTCTCAAGGGCTAGACACTACCTTTTGGCTTAATGTCAAATTAGGAAAGCAAGATCCTTGGGTAAAACTTAGAGCCAATGATATTAATAAGCAAATGACTCATAGCAAGGCAGCTACGTAATCAAATAGATTATACTATTAAAATAATAGTATGTAGGCGGTGATAATTAAGGAATAATAAATGAAAATCGGTCTTATAGGTAAAGGTACAGTAGGAACAGCGGTATACCGTGGATTGTCAGAACTAGGACACACAATGAGTTTTGTTGATCCAGCATATCCAGAAACAAATTTTGTAGATATTTTAGATACAGATTGTGTTTTTGTATGTGTACCAACTGAACAAGCTGGCAATGGAGATTGTGATACTAGCATTGTAGAAAAAGTAATGAGCGATTTAACCCTGGCTAACTACCAAGGGTTAGTTGCTATTAAAAGTTCTGTTATTCCTGGTACAGCAGATCGATTATCGGCTGAATTTCCAGAATTAAAAATTTGCTCTGTTCCTGAATTTCTTCGTGCCAAAACAGCATATGATGATTTTGTAAATCATCAAGACTTATTGGTAATTGGTAGCACCCGAGAAGAAGACTATGCTATTATTATAGAAACACACGGACACTATCCTCAAAATATTGCTCGCGTTAAACCAGTAGAAGCAGAGGTTATTAAATATTTTAACAATGTAAATCACAGTGTACAGATTGTTTTTGCTAACATCGCATTTGAGATTTGCAAATCACTCGGCGGCGACTACCAAAATGTATATAATGCAATTATTAAACGTGATTGCTTTAATCCAGCATACCTTGATTGTAATGAAAACTTGAGAGGATTTGGCGGGCATTGTTTACCTAAAGATACTAATGCTTGGAATAATTTAATTAAAGAGCTAGGATTAGAATTTACTATGATTGATGCTGTACTTAAAGACAATGAGAAATTAATCAAATGAGTAAAATTTTAATTACCGGAGGGGCAGGATTACTGGGACGAGAATTGTGTCGTCAACTTAAGAGCGCAGGAAATGAAGTATGGGTTATTGATAATCATTCTAGATCCAGCGGAACTCCTGATTGTGATTTTTTTATGCTTGCAGATTTAGTTGATCCTGCAACTTATAAATCATTGCCTACTGATTTTGATTATATCTATCATTATGGTGCTATCAATGGTACTACTAATTTTTACGATAAACCAAATGAAGTATTAAGTAAAAATTTTATTGCTGATATTAAAACCTTTGAGTTTGCATCTACTTGTCCCAATTTGATTCGATTAGTGTATGCAAGCAGCAGTGAAATACCATCAGGTGAACCTAGCCCAGTTAGTGAAGTTTTAGATATTAAAATTAATAATATACATAATGCTAGATGGAGCTATCGTTTGGCTAAAATTACCAGCGAGAATTATCTTGCCAATAGTTCATTGCCACATGTAATGATTCGATATTACAATGTATATGGCGCAGATGATGGTCCAGGACATTTCCTGCCGGATCAAATTGCCAAAATGAATAAAGGAATATTTGAAATTATCGGTGGAGATGAAACACGTAGTTTCTGTCATGTCGAAGATGCTATGGCAGCTAGCATTTACTGTGCTGAAAATTCCAATAATGTATTAGTTAATATTGGTAGCGATACTGAGATTGGTATCGACTATGCTGCTAATGTTATTGCCAATGCATTAGGTCACGCTTCTGTCGTTTGGAAACAGATACCTAGTAAAGCTGGATCTACTAAAACACGCAGGCCAGATATTAACAAACTACGTTCTATTATGCCTCACTTTAATCCGCGTTCGTTTGAAGAAGGTATTCGGCAAATATTAGGTTGATAAATTTTCACGGATAATGTATAATATCTAAATACATTATCTTGTGAGAATTCTAATGAAAAAAATATTTATAACTTGGCAGGACGTAGAGGGCATGTGCCAGGAGATACTTCGTCAAATTCAAAAAGACAAATGGCGTCCAGACTATGTCGTTGGTATTACACGTGGCGGGGTGGTACCAGCCAATCTAATCAGTCAATATCTCGAATGTCCAATGGAAACACTTAAAGTTTCTCTACGTAACAATGGTGGATGTGAAACTAATTGTTGGATGGCCGAAGATGCGTTTGGTTATGTAGGGTCTGCTGGGAGAATAGATGACAGCATTACTGACCGAGCTTTACGTAAAAATATTCTCATCATAGATGATATTAATGATACCGGGGCTACCTTAAATTGGATTAAGCAAGACTGGTCAACAAGTTGTTTGCCCAGTCACTCAGCTTGGGATGATATTTGGGGAGATAATGTTCGTGTTGCAACATTATATGATAATGAATCGAGTACCAGTAATCTTGATATTAATTACAGTGCTGTTACAATAAACAAAGCTGAAGACGACAGCTGGATTGTATTTCCTTGGGAAAATTGGTGGGCAAAATGAAACATTTTACCATAGACGAATCAAAGCCGTTTGATATAACTATCCGCACTGTTCACAGTAATTTGATGGGTCTGCTAGAAGACCCAGCAAATCCTACAGCAGAAGATTTGATTAAGATTCTAAAAGTTGGACATCAATCTATTACTGTTGTCGGCAATGATGATAGCCCTGAATTTAAAGCATTACGAAATCAATTGGAAGTAGAGGGTTATATTAAGTGTGAACGTGGTTGGTGGAATGGTGACTGTGTATTAAAACCATTTACTTTAAATGGAGTTAAATTTAAAGTAAATGATAAATTCTGGTGCGGCGCGGCAATGGGAGGACATTTAGAATGGAAAAGAGAATATGAAAACAAGAGAACAAATCATTACTAGTATGTGCATTACCTTTCGTCACGACTATGGGTTAGATAAACCCGATGTTGCAGAGGATGACTACTTTGCTAAGTTTGCCTGTGGAATGACCCATGATGAACGGAAAGTGTTATGGGATCAAATGGCACAGATATTTGATAACGATATATTACCGCATATGAAGTTTATTAAACCTAAAATGTCCAAAGAAGAACGAGCCAATCGTAAAGAATTAAATCGATCGCTTGGCTACGGTAGAATTGGGTTTGATACTTGGAAAAGAAATAGCAACAGATAAAGGAAAACAATGAGTAAAATTAAAATAAGTGAACTCTTCTATTCAATACAGGGAGAGGGAAGATATATGGGAGTACCGTCAATATTTTTAAGAACGTTTGGCTGCAATTTCCGATGCCCCTCTTTTGGATTGCATCATGGTGAAAAAACTACAGAAGTAGAAGCAGTAATTAAAAATTTATCTAATTATACGCACTACGATGAACTCCCACTCGTGGCATCAGGATGTGATTCATACGCTGCGGTATATCCAGAATTTAAAGATCTAAGTCCCATGATGGAATCAGACAGCATTGCAGATGATATCATGGATATACTTCCATACAAACAATGGGGAATGGAACATTTAGTTATCACCGGGGGAGAACCATTATTGGGATGGCAACGTGCATACCCGGACTTGCTAAATAATCCCAACATGAAAGGGTTACGTGAAATTACATTTGAAACAAATGGTACACAGCCTTTGACTCCTGAATTTAAACAATATTTAAAAAATTGGCAATTGGATGGTCCGGGATTTTCAAGAGAAGTTACATTTTCTATCAGTGCTAAACTCAGCTGCTCAGGCGAGTTGCGGGAAGATGCAATTAAACCTGAAATTGTACTAGACTATCAGGATACTGGATATGCTTATCTAAAGTTTGTTATTGCTACGGAAGAAGATGCAGAAGAAGCATTGGCAGTTACACAAATTTATCAAACAGCAGGATTCACAGGTCCAGTTTATCTAATGCCCGTCGGAGGCACTACTGATACATATTTTATGAATTCGCAAAAAGTAGCAGAACTAGCCATGGCAAATGGCTTACGATACAGTGCAAGATTGCAAGTCGATTTATTTAAAAATAAATGGGGAACTTAATATGTTTGATGTAATTAAAAAATTATTTAAAAAGAAACCTGTAGAACAGGCTCCGATACCGGACAAAACTGCCAAAGAATTAGCAACTGAACGTGGCGAAGCGTATGTCAATATTGTCAGTATGGATGTTGATCCTAATGGTATGGGAATGGGCTCTTTTGAATTAGATTGGAATGAAAAGTTTATCGCTGATTTAGTTAGGCATGGTTACATGATGGATCAAAATGATACTGATGCCGACATTGTGGATCGTTGGTTTACCAATGTCTGTCGCAATGTAGTATTGGAAACATTTGAACAATACGAAGCGATGAATAATCGTGTGGTCAAATCTCGAGATGTAGGTGATGGTCGTAGTGAGGTGAGCTAATGATATTAGAAAAAATCAAACAACTTAAAGAAAGCGGTAAACGAATAGGAATTACCTTTAGTACCTTTGATCTTGGACCACATGCAGGGCATATTGCCATGTTGTCTGAAGCAAAGAATCATTGCGATTATTTAATTTGTGGACTGCAAACTGACCCAACAATAGACCGCCCAGATACAAAGAACAAACCTGTACAAAGTATTGTTGAACGACAAATTCAATTGGCCGCATGCCGTTATGTAGATGAAGTAGTTGTTTATCAAACAGAACAAGACTTAATTGACTTATTACTAATTCTTCCAATTGACGTCAGGATACTGGGTGTAGAATATCAGGATAAAGACTTTACTGGGATGGAAGAATGTTATCAGAGAAATATCGATTTGGTATTTAATGGCCGAGATCATTCATTTAGTTCAAGTAGTTTGCGCAAACGGGTTGTACATGCCGAAACACTTAAGGTACTTAAACAATCATGATTATATATGTAAATGGTAGCACTCATACAATGGCAGCGGAAGCTGTGACCCCGTTTATTGTGGCTAAAGATGATCCAGAGGTTACACAATTAGGATCGATTCCTCATCCTGATAATTTAGCAGTCAGCTGGAGTAAAGTATTGAGTCTTAGTCTTAGGGCCGGATTACAATGCAGTGCAGTCGGGGATAATACTATTGATAGAATTATCGACGACACACGAAAATGGACTAAGAATCAACGCACCGGTAATATTATAATCATCGAATGGGCAGACATTAACGCAGACGATGAAGAAAAAATTTGGCAATTACACCAAGAGTTAAATCAACAGCAATTCAAACATATTTTCTTCAATGGTAATACAGCATGCACCAATAGCTCACATGATTGGGGTAGTTCTTATATTACTCCATTTGATGTAAATGGCACATATGAACGTAGAATGCAGATTGCAAATTTCGAAACAGTTACCCCTACTTCAAAACATTTCGGACGAGATGGACATGCATTTTGGTCTAGATTTTTAATAAACTATATCATATCACAAAAATTAGTTTGACTTATACTCTAAAAAGCATTATACTTACTATATGAAATATGTCCTTATAGATACTGCTAATCTTTTCTTTCGTGCTAGACACGGTGCTCATCGTGCTGGGGATACTTGGGAAAAGTTAGGATTCGCGTTGCATGTAACACTAATGGCTGCTAATAAAATGGCTCGACGTTTTGAAGCTGATCATGTAGTGTTTGCTTTAGAAGGCCGAAGCTGGCGTAAGGACTTTTATAAACCCTACAAAGCCAATCGTACTGTGGCCAAACAAGCTCTTACTGAATCTGAGCAGGAAGAAGATCAACAGTTTTGGGAAACTTACGACGCCCTAACTACATATTTGTCTGAAAAAACCAACTGTAGTGTAATTCGATGTCCTACAGCAGAAGGTGACGATATCATAGCTCGCTGGATAGCTCTGCATCCACAAGATGAACATGTCATTATCAGCAGTGATACCGATTTTGTTCAGTTAGTGGCACAAAATGTCAAACAATATAACGGAATAACTGACGAATTAATTACACTGGAAGGAACCTTTAATGATAAAGGTAAGATTGTTATTGACAAGAAAACTAAAGAACCTAAAAAAATAGCTAACCCAAAATGGTTACTCTTTGAAAAGTGTATGCGAGGCGATTCAACAGATAACATATTCTCGGCCTATCCAGGTGTCAGAGTTAAGGGCACTAAGAACAAGGTTGGACTCATAGAGGCTTATGATGATAAAGATAAAAAAGGGTATGCTTGGAACAATCTAATGTTGCAACGCTGGACTGATCACGACAATGTAGAACATCGTGTATTGGATGATTATAATCGTAATGTGACTTTAGTGGATTTGACCGCGCAACCTGAAGATGTTAAACGTGCAATTGACTTTAGCATTCGCGAACAAATTAGTCACAAAGACATAGGACAAGTAGGTGTTAGATTCCTGCAATTTTGTGGCAAGTATGAACTTAACAAAGTTAGTGAAAACGCCGAATCATTTGGCAGTTGGATGAATAAAACTTACAGAGGAGTATTAGATGAAATGGTTTGACAAATATAAAGAAACTAAAAACGATTCCTTGCCAGATGATCTCGATGATGCTATTAAACAGATAGAGAACTTTCGACAGATCTATAGCAAAGCAGAAAATGTTGATCAGGATATAGCCAGTTACGCAAATGGAGGACGAGAATATCCCTTCTTCAAAATTGATCAAATTATTCGTGACTGTTATTTTTTAATTCGTGACAATGCAAGGTTGCGCAGAGATAATAAAGAGTTAAAAGGTGTAGTTGATGGAAATGGCGAATACTACGGGATAGCATGGCGGGCAAGTGCGGAAAGATTTAGAGAATGTCAACAGCTAATGGAAGATGCTACTTCCCGTTTGGCCGCTGAAAAACAAATGTACTTCAATCTCTATGAAAAAAATCGTAAGATTGAAACTGAAGCACGCATGTTAGAACGTGAAATTGAAATTTTAAAACTTGAAATTGAACGATTAAAAAATGGATAAAACTCTAGTTCTGCTGACATTTCTCATATCTTTGACAGCATTGTGCATCTATCAATTTAGTATCAGTGTTGCAGTAGAATATGATTGCCGTATGATGGCAGCAGGATGGCATCCCGATGCTCCTGCAAGAGTAATAAGAGAATGTAGAAAAGGAATTGGACAATGAAAGATGATAAAGTAGAAGCCCATAAAACAATATATATTGTAACAGTGCAAGATAACAAAAGTAATGTTTATTGTATGGAGGCATTTTCCAACCAGAATGTTGCTTTGGATTATGAAAAAGAAATGTTAATAATATATCATGATCTTATGATGAAAGATGGGTGGAGTGTAGGTTTTTCCACACGAATCTTAGACGTAGAGCATTTAGACTTAGCTACAGAAAAAAATCATATTGATAAGATAAATGATTCCGATTGGGGTAGACGATTTAATACACAGAAATTCGGGGTTACAAAATGAGCTTAGTCGCTAAACCAGTAATAGACAAACAGTTTTGGATTTTACAAAAAGATAATAACAAAGTAGGCAATATCGAAGCCTGCGATGGTGGATATCAAGTAAAAATCAATAATCAAGTAGTAGCACAATACAAATCCATTAAGTTAGTTGAGCGCAATATTAATGTAACTTTCGAAGAAGTTATTAAGACTGAAAAGAAAAAATCATCAAACATAGTACATGGATACATTACCTCAGGTCGAGCTTACAATCCCATGTGGGATGTTCCACAAAAACTTCCAGTATATACTAAAACAAAGAAAAGTAAAAGTTGGTATGCAGCTGGATGGTATATTGTAAAGAAAGGTCGTCACTGGGAAGCTGTGCAAGATCCCAAACTGATTTTATTGAATCGATATCCCTATCAGGGACCTTATCATACTAAACACGAGGCAGAACCTAAATGAAAAAATATTTGTTAATAAAAATAGAACCTGGCAAGTTTATCAAACTACGCTATACTCAGCAGGAAAATGGTGAGTGGGTCAGCACTATGGCCAGCGAAACCATGCAGGATATCGAGCAGTTTTATCCTGATGTAGTGAAATTAATACAAGAGGAGGAATCGAAATGAGAGGATGTAAAACATTTACAACACTATTAAGTGACTATTTTGATGCAAGAATTAATCATTATCACTTTACACAATCACCAGGTACGCCGACAACGGACCAAGTTAATCGGTTGCTGGATAATATCAAATCATCAGAACTTGCGATTACAGAATGGGTTTCTAACGGAGATTTAAAATGAATAAACCAAAAAGTACATACGTAATGCTTCGTGGCCCAGCAAAGGCAAAAAAACCAGATGGAACTGAGTCCGATTTCCTGCATATCACTATTAGGAAAAACGACGATGAATTGGACACCACAGGATATGAGTTCACAGAAATAATGAATGATAATATCGAAGTATGGACCGTGGTTGAAGAACAAACTTCATTGGTCGCAGAAAAAGCTCGTACACAGAAAGAACAATTGAAAGATTCGGTTGTGATCTATAAAGTTAATAAAGGAAATAAAACATGACAAATCCTTTTAGAGACCAAGATAAATTTATGACAGCCTGCGAACAAACTATCACAGGCATGAACGACGATCAGTTTAGAATGTACACTACATTGATTACTGAAGAATATACAGAATTACAGGAAGCTATTGCCGCAGGTGATCCAGTCGAAACACTGGATGCATTAGTGGACATTCTAGTGGTTACTATCGGTGCTATCAATAGTATGGGTGCAGATGGAGAGGGCGCATGGCGTGAAGTTATGGCCACTAATTTTGCTAAAATTGATCGTCAATTGGGCAAGGTTCGTCGTAGAGAAGATGGAAAAATTCTCAAACCAGAAGGTTGGCAACCACCTAAGCTACAAAACTTTCTAAAGAGAGAACACTAATTTAATGAAGACTATCATTGCCGGTAGCCGTGATATCACTGATTATACAGTGGTATTGTCAGCTATTCTGTTATCTGAATTTAAGATAACAGAAGTAGTTGCCGGCGGTGCTCGTGGAGTTGACAAATTAGCGGAACGATTTGCAGCTGATATGCCTTTGCCTATAGTAATATTTTCAGCAGATTGGAATAATTATCTTCGTGCCGCAGGTATGATAAGAAATAGGCAAATGGCAGAATATGCAGATGCATTGATTGCAGTTTGGGATGGCAAAAGTCGTGGCACAAGAAATATGATTGACGAAGCTGCCCGTAAAAATTTAAAATTATTTGTTCACAAAATATGACAATACATTTACAAAAGTTCATTGAACGAGTTCGTGGCAATGATGCAAGGGGTGGCAAAGATTTTGTCATGCCCATGAAAGATGCTAAGGGTATGGCCGCTGATTTAACTGAGCTATTATTAGAACTTAGAACACTTAAAGAATCCACATTGCAATCACAAAAAGAAGAGGTTATCGAAGTTAAAATTTCAGGAGGTAAGTTTTAATAGTTGTATATTATTGCTAAATAATATACTATGTCGAGACCAAAGCCACAAATTTTAGCCGAATTAACGGATAAGCAATACAAATCTGAACAGATTTTAGCATCTGATGGAATATGGGCCGTTTATTTTAATGATAACCCTATTAATATAAAAACTGCCAATATATTAGTACAATATCCTGGTCCTAAATATAAAAAAGTTTCATTTAGTAATCCGGGACATGCAATTAATCTTGCTAAGAAACTTAACACACAATTTAAAACTGATAAATTTAGTGTGGTGTTACTTAAAGAGGGTGAGAAAGTATATCCTTAGTGACTCACCATGCATGATAAACGGAAACTTACTGAAGAATTATATAAACATTTAGATTTTGATGATTTATCTATCGAAGGTTTATATAATATCATGTGGAAAAACATAAGAAGTGAGAGTGGGTTTCGTTTGACTTCCCAGGGATATACTTTATTAAGCAAACATTTAGATTTAGAACGTTATACAATTAATTTTGATGTAGTAATAGTGCTTGGATCAAAAACTTTGCTAGATTTAGATCGTAAGTTAAAACATCCTTATTATATTGATCTCAAAAAATTTAACACTTCACTAGAGCAGGTTAGCTTAGTATTGTTTGACAGTAAAGAAGCTATGTTGGCTAATTTATACGGAGATTTGCATAAATTTCTTGACAATTATAGTTAATGTAGCTTAGTGGGTAAAAGCAATAAACTCTATTTTTCTTATAAATAAATGTAAGGAGAATCTAATATATGAGTTACCGAAATTATTGTAGTTGTTTGAATTGTAAAGATAAAATATCAACGAACAATATAAAAAAACATTATGATAGATGTTTGATTGAAGGTGCTAAATTTATAGGTAGAAAATATCAAGTACCAGTAACATTACATTGTCAATATTGTGATTCATTAAGGAAAAATGAAAATTCATTACGACAACATGAGGTTAGGTGTAAATTTAATATTAATGCAATAAAAACTATCAAACCAATTAATTGCTCTATGTTTGGCAAAAAAGGAACAAATCAATTTACTAAAGCCAAAGAACTGGGATTACCTATACCTATTGTGAAAAAAGAAACAATAGTAAAGAGTATTGAAACCAGAAGAAAAAATGGAACTTTAAAAAGAACAGAGGAACAAAAAAAGAATACTTCAATAGCTATGAAAAAAGCCGTCGAGTTGCACCCAGAATCGTATACCTCGTCAAATCGTGGCAGAGTCAAACAGATTATTATAGACGGTATAAAACTGCTAGGACAATGGGAAGTAGATTTTTATTTGTGGGCAAAAGCTGCAGGATTAGATCCAAAGAGACCGACTATTGGATTTAAATATACATGGAACGGAGAAAGAACATATTTTCCAGACTTTTATTTGCCAAGACTAAATGGATATGTAGAGGTAAAAGGCTACGAAACAGATAGAGATCAGGCAAAATGGAAATATTTTAGTGAAGCATTATATATAGTAAAAGAAAAAGAGATAAAGAATATAAGAAAAGGTAAATTTGAGGTTGACAACTTAAAAGATGTAAAGTATAATAATGATTAGTAACAAATAGGCCTTTAGTTTAGCGGTGAAAACACCCGACTCATAATCGGCGAGATCCTGAGTTCAAATCTCAGAGGGCCTACCATAGATTAATAAATAGTATTGAAGAATTGTTGTATGAAGTAAAGAGAAAAGTGTTCAAGACGAGGGTTCGATTCCCTCCAGCTCCACCAGAAAGAACTCTCCCAGGTGATCTGTAAGCCGAGGGAATTAGTAATATATACAAACAGCTAGGTATATATTATGAACTACAAGAGAGTTCTTCCTAATGGGGCTGACCAGGTTTCGATTGGGCAACAAGTAACTGCATGGACAACTCGACACAGATAGTCGTTAAAAGTAAAAAACCAATAAATGCTAACGCATCTAAAGGCGAAGTAACTGTATCAGCTGGCAAAGGAATTCGTTTCTCTGCTCGTGGTTCAGTGAAAGCTGAAACTTTCGCAGTTTAATCACTGGCGTAGTGGAACTATCCATAGTAACAGAAAATAGTAGAACCCGCTTCGGCGGGTTTCTTTATGCCAAAATTATTGACATCATTACACGTATAGCTTACAATAGCTATACTTAAACTCACAAAGAAAATCATGCCTCATTTTTTAAAATCCGGTAACACTTACAAAGTAGCTTCAGAAGAAGCTATGGATATTCACCAAAAGTTACCTGCTGGTAACTATGTAATCAAGATTGACATGTTTGAAAACTTGTACCTTGAACACATTGACAGCTTTACGGTATCAGGAAAAATCTATGGTGATACACTAAAAAATACAGATCGTATCATCAATACATTCTGGGAACGACCTGGTTCTACCGGAGTTATGCTAACCGGAGAGAAAGGGTCGGGGAAGACATTATTAAGTAAAAAGATCAGCATTGAGCTGGCTAAGCAGTCAGTGCCAACTATTGTTATCAATAACGCATTCACTGGTGAAAAATTTAATACACTCTTACAAACTATCAGAC